GATTGTGGTTGACCCAAACGCAGTGGCGTCGCACCAAACAGGGTCGCGACACCTCCCAGGTTTCCCCGGTTCCGCCTAGTCTATCACGCACCCGGCGTCGCTGCGCCACCGCCGGACCCGGCTGACCCGTTGGTGTACCCGTTCCCGTTCGTCGCCTGTCCGCTGCCACGGAACAACCAGCCCGTTACCGCACCGGCGGCACCGACGAGCGCGGTCTGGCTGCTCTGAGACTGATCCCACAGCGCGCTCCAACAGATCGCACCGATCACAAGCAGCGCGATGACGCCGCCGACCGCCTCGCGGAACGTGAACGACGGCACGTCAGGCGTCGCCACTCGGTGCCTCGGCCGGCGTGGCTGCGGCTTCGAGTTCGGCCACCCGCGCCTTCAGTGCGCCGATCTCCTCGATCCACGCCCCGAGGCTGGCGCTGTTCGCCGACCACGCCTTGACAGCGCGGATCAGGTCCGGCACCTCGCTCGCCGGATAGCCGGTCTCGGTCAACACGTCTGCGATTGCTTTCAGTTCCGGTGTCACATCGTCCTCCTGGTGTCTCTCCGCCCACGCATCGTACGCGTGCGCGACAACTATCGGGTCGTGGTATTGCGCTGCCACAGCCTCGCGCGCCTGACCCTTCGGCCAGTATCGCCAGTGTGGCGGTTGCTCGCGGGACACCTCGAAATGCAGGTGGCAGAACTCCCACCCGCCGGACCGGCCCACGGCTCCGATCGCCTGACCACGCGTCGCCGTCGTGCCGATGTCGCTGAACAACGCGTCACTCAGGTGGCAGTAGTGCGCGTAGCATCCCGCGTACGGCCCGTCATCGAGTCGCCACCACTGGTGCAACCCGAACCCCGTGATATCGATGACGTGCGCCACGAGCGTCTGTGCCGTGATCGCAACCACGGGCGCACCGCAGTCGGCATTCCCACCGCCGCCGCTGTTGAAATCGATGCCTGGGTGGAAGCACGTACCGTTGTCGTCGAGATACCCCCATCCGCCCATCGTCGGATTGTGCTCGGTCGCGTCAATCTGGGGAAACACGTTCATCCTCCTTGGACCACAGGTCCCACTCCGCGGACACGTACGCGTCACGGTTGCGCTCGGTGTGCGCCAGCCGGTACAGGCCGGGTTCCGACCGCACGTACGCGTGCACCGGGCATCCGCACGATTGCACCGCCATCGTGGATGTGGCGAACGCGCGACCATTCGGACAGTTCCGTCGTGCGATCACCATCAACTCGTGCAGCCCGTCAATCGACCCACCCGCCTTGATCCACGTTTCAGCGATGGTTGCCACGGCCTGCCTCTATGGTCTGACCGATCATCGCGATCACGACCCACATCAGGATCGCGCCGATGCAGATGCGGATCATGGCATTGGTTCCACCGGCGGTGCTGTCCATACTTTGCCGGTTCTCATGTTGCTGGCAGGGTTGCTGACCATATGGCGGTCAGGGTGATCGAGGCACTCGCATTTTGCTGGGTATCCCACGACGACACCAACTTCAAGGTGCCGTCAAACGGAAACATCATCCCTTCCCAATGACCGCCTATTCCTTGACCTCCTCCAGACCCTTGTGAGCGATACGCGCTTGACCCGTAGAGACTCCGGTCCGATCCTCCGGTGCTTGTGCCGTTGTGACGCACAGACCAATTCAAGTTTCCATATGCGTCGGTGCCCCCGCTAATTGATCCGGTTACCACCACTGCCCATAGGAAACCGGACGATGTCGTGACCGAATAACTATTCGATGCGTTACTTCCGCCATATGTGTGAGTTACCGCTGTCGATGTTTTCACTGCGCTTGTCGGTATTGCGATACTGCTTGCATACCGTGAGGTGTAGATGCCGTGCGCGGTGCCGGTAATGACCGCTGTTGATGCAAACGGCATGTATACCAATCCATTGGCATCCGTTGTCACTTTGGAAACACCATCAAGCGTCAGTGTGGTGACGCCAAACGTCGCCACGACAATGCCCGGACCCGTCACGGAGTAATTTGTGCCGCCGTTCGTTGACCAACCTGCCGTGATCGTCTGGCCCACCTGCCCGCCGGACAGCGTTGCCCGTGATAGATTGCGTGTTTTCGTGCCATCAATTCTGGATGCACTTGCCGTCGTTACACTCACGGTCCGGTCACCCCGTACGCCGTGATGTGGACGGCTGCATTGCTAGCGTGCGCCACGAGGTACCGGTTGGTCGGATCGAGGCACACCCCGGCGACGAGGATGACGCTGTCGTTTCCGGCAATCGTGGCCCCGGACGCGATGTACGCCCCGTGCGTGCCCGTCGTCGCTGACGTGCTGACGTTGTACGTATATGACGTACTCGACGTGTTCGCAATCACGATTGACGACACGACGGTATACGTTGACGCTGTCGCGCCGTTGTCACACACGTTGGTTGCGCTTGTCGCCGTGGTCGTCCCCAGGCGCTTCGGTAATTCGGCCATGTCAGCCTCCCATCAGCATGAATAGTCGGCTGTACCCACCGCCGAGCGCAGACTCCGATCCCGTGGAATCGACTTTGACCACGCTTCCGTCGGTTTTTGCGTACAGTGTCACGGTGCCCGCTGCCGATGCGCCTGGTGACGCGACCTGCGTCAGCGTGATTGCGTTTTCGATTGCGACGGCACCGTCAAGCCCCTTGAGGTATCGCAGGTCGTTGACGACCTCGTTCCAGTTGCTTGCGGTGACGACGTAGCCAGTGCTTCGCGTCGTCGGTGTTGCCCATGCCATGATCCATTATCCCCTAATACGCAAGCCGCGTGGAGGTGTCGAGCGCGGACACGTCAAGCGCCCAGAACCCGGCACCGTCAGCCGGTGACAATTGCCACCGGACGGTATGGAGTGTGCCACCGTTCGATATCGAATGTTCGATGCGCTCGATGTGGAATGCTGCGTTGATGCCAGTCTTTGCCCCGGCATCCGTGATGGTGACGCGGTCGGACAGGTCACGCGCCAGCACCTGCGTCATCAGCGTCGCCGACGCATTGCCGACGATGCCGATGACGGGCCGGTCCTGTTCATCCTTTTTGGTTGAGAGCGTCCACGATGCGCGGTCCGCGGCCGTCGATGCGTCCAGGAACCCGGCGTTGATTGCCAACCGGCGCGGACCTTTTGCGGCCTGCGATGTGGCGTCCGTTGCGGTGACGCTGCCGGTCGCGTGCGTGACCTTCACTTCGTTGGCGATGTCACGCACGGGCCGCTCGGCTGACACGTCCACCAGCGCGTCGGTGTCCGTGAACGTCCCCTGGCTGACCGTGTACGGCGTTTTCAGGCGCGTGTGCCGATCCTGGAAGACGACGTTGCCCGCGCCGGACATGTAAACCAACCCCGCCTCGTTGTCGATGCCGATGCCTTGGATCTGCGACAGCACCGATTGATCGGTGTACGACGGCGTTATCGTCGATTGACCCGTTGCGAGGTCGCGCAGCCCGGCAGGCCACGATGCGCTGTCCAGCGCCACGCCGATGCTGGTGCCGGTCGGCACGAGCGTGTACGTCGGCGTCGTTACCGCAAGGTCCAGCCACGCGAACCCGTCGGCGAGGTCGAGCGTGCAGGTGCGAACGTTCGGCGTCGGCACCGGCGTGATGGATTGGATGTACCCGTAGTAGAGGGAATGAGTTGCAAGATCCTCAAAAGAAAGCATCGCCAGTTGCGCGAATGTCAGCGCAGCCAATTCCGCAAAGGTGTAACGAGCCGCGGTGACCCGAACCGCGCGCATTGTCGCCACGTGCCCGTACAAAGGTGACGAGGTGTATCCCGGCGAGAACCGCCCGTCCTCGTTGATCAGCGTTACCCGCGCGGTGCCGGTCTGCACCTGCGAGAGCACATCATCGCGTCCGCGCGTAATGGCGATTGATTGCACGTATGCCGTGATGTCCGACCAAGTCACAGGATTTGCCCCGTTTGCGGTCGCCAGTTCCACGGTGTACGTTGCTTTAACCACGACCGGCTACCCCATCGCCCCAAGTGAAACGACCTTCATGGTTGCCTCGGCGCTCACAACGATTGCGACCTGACCACGTTCCGGTGCAACCGCAGGCACCGCAAGCCGATACCCATGTACAAGCGCTGCGCCCGTCTCGGTGCGCAGCGCAATCTGTACTAACGCATCAATCAATGCAGCCGGAATCGCAACGGTTTCGCTCATCGCTCCAGTGCCTCCACCCGCTGCGCCAGTTCCTTGATGGCATTCACCAAGGCCCACTGCAACTCATTCGTATTGAGGTTCAGGAGTTCCGTCACCGTCTCAACATCATCCGCATCCTTGTCCGTGTGATCGTAGGTTCCGATCATCTCGGGCCATGTTGCCTGCGCCTCCTGTGCAATCACGGAGACGTGAACCCGGCCATCATCAACCGATCCGAATGCACCGTTGAGCCGGTATCGCTTCGGCTGCAATGCCACGATGTCCGCAACACCACGCGTGTACGGGCCGACAATTTCCTTGACTCGTGCGTCGGAACTGATCGTCCACGTGTTGGAGGTTGGCTTGGCTGCCGAGTCGGTGCTTAGCGTCAGTTGGTACCCCGGACTCGTGGTCCCAATGCCGACAGCGCCAGCGGAGTCAATGATCATTCGGGTTGTTAATGTGCCCCCGGTTTCTGATGACCAACTATCTCCAGTTCCTAGATACAATCCCGCATTTATTGATCTCAATATGAATGGCTTGTTTGCTCCACCTGAATCCTGATTTCCCATCAGGATGGAACTGTTGCCCCCACCAGCACCAGTCTGGGTGGTGACCCGTAGAGTGGCTCCGGCATCCTTGACAACGTGCAGGGTTGAAAGCGGACTCGTGGTCCCAATGCCGACGTTGCCAGAGGTCACATTGAGGCCGCTCGAAAACGTCTGCAACGCCGTAAATGTCTGCGCGGTTGATTTGTGCGCCGCGTAGGTGTTAATTGCGGACATGTTCGGAACAAGGTACGAGCCGAACAAATCCGCAAGATCACTGGACAAGCCTGGTACGTTCAGACTGAACGGTGCGCCGGTTGTTGTCAATGCCATTACACAAATCCTAGGTTCGAACCGACGAGGTTCTGGCGCTTGAGGTACGACCACGTCGTGCGGGCGATGATTTGTCCGTCCAGTTGGATGATGACTGGTCGCCCGTCATCGGATGCGGCTGCACCCGCTCCAGGCATTCCACTCGATGCGGCAATGGGTCCGCCATTGCGGGCTGTTGCTATTCGAGGCACGTCCACAAGA